TCATATAAACATTTTGGAGTTACAAAATAAATGAACCCAGTATCACGAGAAGTAGACGACGAATCTAAACGATTAATACAAGAATATCTTGACAAGGGCGGCAAAATTACATATTGTGAGCCAATGGCCCGTACAGAAAATATTGAAGTTAAAGGGGGCTTCTACGGTACGAAAAAGAAAAAGAAAAAGGAAGAATGATTTGACAAACTTTGAAAATACTGCTATAATAGCAGAACTACTATCAGATGATTATGAAATGATTGGAGAAGCAATGCCATTAACAACTAATGCTGTTAAACTTAACAAACATAGCATGAAAGATTTAGATAAGGTATTGGATCAAATTAAACTAACTTCTGAAGAAATGACTAAATTAAAACAAATTATAGAGGCAACTAAATGAAAGAACTATGGGTAGAAAAGTACCGTCCTAAAACAGTAGACGGATATGTGTTTAGAGATGAAGCACAGCGTAATCAAGTAAACACTTGGATCAAAGACAAAACTATTCCACATTTGTTGTTTAGCGGCAATGCAGGTATTGGTAAAACTACCCTTGCAAAATTAATGTTTAACGAGCTTGATATAAATCCGTTAGATATTCTTGAAATAAATGCAAGTCGTACAAACTCAGTAGATGATGTACGTGATAAAATTGTTAACTTTGTGCAAATGATTCCATTTGGAGACTTTAAAGTTGTATTACTTGATGAAGCCGATTATCTTAGTCCAAACGCTCAAGCGGCACTACGTGGCGTTATGGAAGAATATCACACCACTGCAAGGTTTATTCTTACTTGTAATTACCCCAATCGTATTATCCCTGCTTTGCACAGTCGTTGTCAAGGCTTTCACATTGCTAAAATAGATCAAACAGAGTTTACTGCTCGTGTAGCAGAGATTCTTATTACAGAAGGTGTTACTCCTGATCTAGACACACTTGATACATATGTAAAAGCAACATATCCAGACTTGCGTAAGTGTATCAACACAGTGCAAATGAATTCGCAAGACGGAAACTTACTAGCACCACATGAAGGCGACACAGGTGAACAAGACTGGAAGCTAGATATGGTTGAACTATTTAAAGCAGGTAAAATACAAGATGCACGTAAACTATTGTGCGGAGCAGTTCGTCCTGAAGAAATGGAAGAAATTTATCGTTGGCTGTATGACAATGTTGAACTGTTCGGAACTGAGCAACAGCAAGATGATGCAGTGCTAATTATTAAACAAGGGTTAGTTGATCATACATTGGTAGCTGATCCTGAAATAAACTTATCAGCAACGTTAATTAATTTGGCGAAAGTGTAGTGACATACTTAGTTACAGATAATTGTATTAAATGCAAGCACACAGATTGTGTAAGTGTTTGCCCAGTAGATTGTTTTTATGAAGCAGATAATTTTCTAGCAATTAATCCTGACGAATGTATTGATTGCGGTGTTTGTGTACCCGAGTGTCCAGCGGATGCTATTGTTGCAGATACTGATCTAAGTGTTGAAGAACTTGAAAAATGGGAAAATATAAATCGAAAAGTATCTTCCTGGAATGTAAATATAGTTGACCAACAAGACTCACTGCCAGATGCTGATAAATGGGATCAATATCCTAATAAGTACGAAGAATTTGGAATAATACCTTGTGTGGAGATAGATTAAATGAGTAAAGGAAGTAGACAACGGCCAAGAGCAATTGATACTAATACATTTGAAGATAACTGGGACGCAATCTTTAACAAAAAGAAAGCTGACTATAAAGAAGTACAACAAGACCTTACTGAATTAAACGGTGATGGCAATCGAACCCGAGGAAGGTACGGCGAAGATAATGATAAAAGCAATTCTAGCGTGTGACGATTATGGCGGTGTAAGTAAAAACGGAACACTACCATGGCCTAACAACAGTACAGATCTAAAATGGTTTAAAGATAATACAGCAGGTCATATTGTAATAATGGGATCTACCACTTGGAACGATCCACACATGCCTCGCCCTTTACCTAAACGTAAAAATGTATTAGCAACTACTCAGCCAAGAAACTATCCTGGTGCTGACATTTATATTAGCGGCAACCTTAGCGAAAGCATAGTAAAAATTGCTGAGGATTATCCACAATTAATTACATGGGTAATTGGCGGACCAAAGATTATTGAACAAACACTAGATGTAATTGATGAATTTTACCTAAGTCGTATTCCAGGTGCATATGCCTGTGATACTTTCCTTCCTATAAAAGATATTGAATCATTATTCGAAAAGACTTGGTCTGAAAATCATGACGAAGTAGAGTTTCAAATTTGGAGTAAAAAATGATTGACGAAATTGTAAAAATTATTTTTGGTATTATTATATTAATACCATTTGCTTGGGTAGTTTGGGAGTCATCTGTAATGTTAGCTGAACGTAAAGCAAGATATCGTGCAGGTACTCATGACTACTACGACAATCCTATAGTAAAGGAAACAGATGAAACAATATCTTGATGCATTACAATATATTTTAGATAACGGCGAAAATGTAAGTGATAGAACAGGTGTAGGTACACGTACCGTATTTGGATATCAAATGCGTTTTCCTCTAACATACAGTAACTTTCCAGCTGTAACTACAAAGAAACTTGCGTGGCGTAGTGTAGTAGGAGAACTACTATGGTTCTTAGAAGGATCAACATCTGAGCCAAGACTAGCAGAAATTACACACGGCGATAAAACAAAGAATACAATTTGGACAGCTAATTTTAAAGAACAAGGTGTAGCATTAGGATACACAGACGGAGAGCTTGGTCCTGTATATGGTTCTCAATGGAGAAACTTTAACGGCGATAGTGTAGATCAAATTGCATCTGTTATAGATCAACTTAAAAATAATCCTGACAGTAGACGAATTATTGTAAGTGCTTGGAACCCAAGTAAGCTAGACAAAATGGCGCTACCTCCGTGCCATGCATTTGCACAGTTTAAAGTAATAAACGGCAAACTAAGTTGTCAACTGTATCAACGTAGTGCTGACATGTTTTTAGGTGTGCCTTTTAACATTGCATCGTATAGTTTGCTTACACATATGTTAGCACAAATTTGCGATCTAGAGCTAGGAGAATTTATATGGACCGGCGGCGATTGTCATATCTACAGCAACCATATGGATCAAGTAAACCAACAATTAGAACGTAAGCCTGTAAACGGTCCTATACTAGAGATGCCTGAGTTTACTACACTAGAAGAACTATTACAAACCAAAACTGAAGATTACAAACTTGTAGGTTATAATCCTATGCCAAGTATAAAGGCACCTATGGCAGTATGATGGGAGCAAATTGGCAACAGGATCCAAAAGAAGTTACATTTCAAAAGTTTGCTTGGTTTCCTATACGTAGTTCTTTTAGTAGAAAATTAATTTGGCTAAAACACTATGTAGAAAAAGAAATATACCATGATAGCGAAATGTCAAATCCAATACGTTCTAATACATTTAATCTAGTATATACGCAAAACGAACATTTACTTTATTTACTGAGGAAAGATGAACACTAATTCTTCAACCTTTTGTCCTTTGATGCGGCATCAACTTACTATTAATCAAATGGGCAAGGTAATGCCTTGTTGTCATTTTGGTGAGCATATACCTATTGACCAATATGAAGAAACAACAACAAAATTTGCAGAACAGTTAGAAGCAGGTGAACGCATACCACAGTGTCAAGGTTGTTGGCAAACTGAGGATAAAGGTTTAGTTAGTGTACGACAAAGTGCAGTAGATAATTACGATCGAAACTATGCAAACTCTCCTGGCATTAATGCCATGGATATTAGATTACATAATAAATGTAATATGGCATGTAATATGTGTGCTAGTTTTAATAGTACACTTTGGGCTAAAATAGAAAAGAAAGACGAGACTCACGAAATTGGTGAAACTAATCTAGAGTACATCTATAGTCTAGCAGATAATGTTACAAAGTTAAGCATACAAGGTGGCGAAAGTTTTTACGGTCCGGAGTTTGTAGACTTTGTCGATAACTTTCCTAACAAAGAAAATTTAATACTAGATGTATTTACAAATACAATTACTGCTGATATGAAAGCAATAAAGCGTTGGAATGACGAATGTAAAACATTATTAATAAATGCTAGTATTGACGGCGTAGAAGAAGTATTTGAATATATTCGTTGGCCAGGAAAATGGTCAAAGGCTAAACGTAATCTATTAAAAATTTATGACATTGTTGGATCTAACATGCGTTATTTCTATGCTATCCAAGCTAGAAACTTATCAAGTATTATTCCTACACTAGAGTTTAGAAATAATAATACACCTAAGAGCGAAATTATTTTTAACTTAGTTGAAGGACCTAGAGAACTTGCAGTTGAAGCAAGCACAATTGAAGAACGTACAAACTTTATAAAAGCGATGGATAATTATAGCGGTTATTATTCACAAAGAGAAGAACACGATTTAACCGCCGTCTATAATTTGTGTAACTCTATTACAACAGATAATAAGTTACTAAAGCAAAGAGATGCTAAAGATACATATGTAGACTTAATACGTACTCGACATTTAGAAAATTAGCTGTGTACTGAAATTTCTTACAGTACACAGCAATTTAATTTACTCGTCTCCGTAGACTTGTAAAACTTCTTTTACTGCATCATGCCTTTCAATATCTCCTTGTGCAAAGTGGACTATGTCCAAACGTGTAGAATTGCTTTGTTCTAACAGTTTACAGAAATCTATTAAACCGTTGTCTTTGAGCCTATCAGCTTGTGCTAAGTCGCCTGTAACAGCCATCATTGATCCTTCGCCTAAACGTGTTAGTAACATTTTCATTTGATTTGGTGTTGCGTTTTGCATTTCATCAGCTAAAATAAAACTATTTTTAAAAGTGCGTCCACGCATATATGCTAGTGGAGCAATTTCAATAATACCTTCTTCTATCATACCTTCAATCTGTCGAGCATCAAAGTACTCTCTTAGCACATCAAAAATAGGTCTCGTCCATGGAGCCATTTTATCTTCTAATGTTCCTGGTAAAAATCCTAGATCTTCATCAACTGACACTGCGGGTCTTGTCACAATGATTTTATCGATTTTACCTTCTTTGAAGAGTTTTACTGCCACTTGTACTGCTAATAATGTTTTACCCGTACCTGCTGGACCAATACCAAAGACTATATCTTTGTTTAGATCTAACAATTTTAAAACATAATGTTCTTGATTTATATTTCTTGGTAGGATTTGTACTTGTGTCTTTTTTTGATGTGGATTGAATTTAATTACGTTTCCGTAATTGCTGTCTGCACGTTGTTTTTGTGCTTTCCTTTTTGCACCCATTAAAGGTCCTCCTTGTTTGGAATTGGAGTAGTGCGCCCCGCAGGGCAAGCCCTACAAATGTATTTACCATCGAAAGACTGATAAAAAACTATTTGTTAACCTCTTAGATACGATAAATAAGTATGTTAGAGAAAACATAGGATATCCAATGGAAGACGTATACGATTTAATAAAAAATGTTGATGCTGTTTATAGTAGCAATACATCTTTTCAAGTATTAAAAGACTTTGAAAGAGTGTTAGAAGAACTTGACTTATATGTATATAAGAACTGGCAAGAAGGCGAATTGCTATCAGGACCTAATATTAGCAGACATTGGGTTACATGTAAATTTATGTGGGCTCGAAATGAAATGCCAGATCCGATGGGAGCCAAGCGTTTGTCAGAGTACGATTGCAAAATAGGATATTCTAAAGATTTTATTGTTAAGCCTCGTAAAATACGTACTCCAGACGATATACGTCCAGGAACTAAAAAAGGCAAATTAGATAAACACGCTATTTGGATTGTTGAAATTGAAATGCCTAAGAAACTTATTGCTGATATGTATAACAGTTATGCAGAACAACAAGGATTTAATGTTGAACCAGCTGTTCCAGAAAATACTCCTCCATTGGAAGCAGAACAATCCGAAGATCAATCAATTGATCAAATAGCAGTTGACGATTCGTTGGAGACAGTGTAATGAGTTTGAGAGAAGGCGATCTAAGAAACCTAATAAGTGAAGTATTTGAAGTTGATGGATTTCAATCTAAAATGGGCGACGACAAAAATATTATTACAGTAAGTTTTAATGTTGAAGGTAAAGACCCGGCAAATGACCTAGCTAACTTTTTAGAAAAAGGTTATGACTTTGTATTAGATGCAGATGTTACTAGTGGCGAGCAGTCAAATGGCAAATATAAAGTATTTGTTGAATTAGAAAGAGACCGTAGTGGTCCTGATAATATTATGGAAATGCTAGACGGTATATCTAAGTTAGGTGATATTGATAAGTTTAAATTTAGATACTACAAAAACTTTCACAGCAAAGATGCAACACTAGAAGAACTAACAAATGTAGTACCATCAGATCCGGATGGTTATGTAGTATTAGCAAATGAATCAAATTTAAATAATTTTAAGAATTTCTTTAACAAAAGTTTCGTTGACGAAATTGACATGATAAATGAAACTGTATATATTAAGAAAAAATATGCAGATCCTTTAGCATTTGAATTTGTTGATTTTGGCGACACGCTGAAAACTGTTGATAAAATAGATGGAGTATTTGACTTAATGGAAAGTTATCCTGAAATACTCTTTTTAACCAAGTACATTGGTGATTACAACATAAGTAAGTATGGAGACAAACTTGTATTCGAAAATGAAGACAAGGCTCTCGTATTAAAAAGGATCTAAATTATGTTTGAACTACAGAAAGAACACCTGGCTAAACTTATCCCAGGCAACAAAAACGTTGACGAATGGTTCGAAGCTCTAGTTGCTGTTATGCCAAAGTATGGTATTAACACAGAAAGAAGAGCCGCACACTTTATCAGTCAGTGCGCTCACGAAAGTAATAACTTTCGAAGTTTACAAGAGAATTTAAATTACAGCGAAAAAGCACTCAACGCAGTGTTTGGTCGTTACTTTGGCGCACCGCCTAAGCGTAATGCGGCAGAGTATGCACGTAACCCAGAAGCTATTGCAAACTATGTGTATATGGATGAATTTCGTAAGTACAAAATGGGCAACGTAAATGAAGGTGACGGTTGGTTATTCCGCGGACGTGGTCTAAAGCAATTAACAGGGCGCGAAAACTATACACGTTTTGGTGCCACAGTAGATATGACAGCAGAAGAAGCGGCAGACTATGTTGCAACTGAAAAAGGTGCTGTTGAGTCGGCTTGTTGGTTTTGGGACTCAAACAAATTAAACAACATTGCAGATACAGATGATGTTGTGCGTATGACTAAAAAAATTAATGGTGGTAATATTGGACTTGCAGACCGTCAAGCACGTTATGCAAAAGCAATGGAAGTATTTGGTAGTCCTGTATCACTAGCTGAAGATAACGGAGACGATGATTTTGATGTAGACGATATTGGTGTACTACGTAAAGGTTGTCGAGGCGAAGGTGTTAAAATGATGCAAGAAGCACTAGGCATTGGCGCAGACGGAATCTTTGGACCCGGAACTGAACGTAAACTAAAGGAATGGCAAACAAGTAAAGGTTTAGTAGCCGATGGCATTGCCGGACCTGCAACATTAGGAGAGCTTCTCGGCTAACTATAGTTATGTTCGGAACGATAAAAATTGCTATGATTGTCGTTGCCCTCGCTACAGCGGGCGGCGGCTTTCTTCACTATAAAACAGTAAAGTCAGACTTAGAGACTGCTAAAGCAAATAATGTATTACTTGAGCAATCAGTTGAAGGTCAAAAAGCTGTAATAGCACAGCAAAAGGAAGACTTTACTGCTATAATGGCGGCAAACAAAACACTACAAGAACAAAATAGAGTGCTACAACAAGAATTTTCAGCACTCGACGAACGCTTCAATAAAATTAATGGTCAAGGCGAAGTTCGTGATATAGGCAAACTTGCTGTCGAACGTAGTAGATCAGTTGAACGTGTTATTAACAATGCGAGTAACAAAGCAATGCGATGTGTTGAAATTGCTATGGGCTCGCCATTAACAGAGGATGAGATTAATGCAACTAAAAAGTCTGAAATCAACTCAGAGTGCCCTAGTATTGCTAATCCTAACTACGTTCCTTATTAGTGGATGTAGTACAGTACAGAAACTAGATGTTTTCTCTACTGAAGTAGAGCGTGTACCGCTTAAATTAGAAAGCCCTGTGACTCCTGAAATGGAGGAAATTAAATGGGTAATTATTACTAGCGAAAACGCAGAACAAGTATTTGCTAAACTACAAGAACAAGGATCAGATCCTGTGTTGTTTGGTTTAACTGACGATGGATATGAAACACTGTCAAAAAACTTTGCACAAATACGTGCATATATGATTCAACAGTCAACAGTTCTTGATCAGTATCGCGAATATTATGAGCCTGAAGAGGTTGACAACGAAGAATAGTTTTGTTATACTAATAAAATAATAACAATAATTTATGGCATATTCAGATAAAGTAGTTAAGCGTTTTGAAGACGTTCTTAACAACCCTCATAGTCACGGGGTAGGTCGCTTTGATCCAAATGATCCTAACGTGGCAACAGGCATGACTGGCGCACCGGCGTGTGGTGATGTAATGAAACTTGACTTAAAAGTAAATCCTGATACTGATGTTATTGAGGATGTTAAATTTAAGACATATGGTTGCGGTAGTGCTATAGCAAGTTCAACAATGTTTGTTGAAATGCTTAAAGGACTTACTATGACTGAAGCATTAGAAATTAAAGATAAAGATATTGCTGATGCTTTAGAATTACCTCCTATCAAATTGCATTGTTCTGTACTAGCAGAGGATTCTATTAAGAAAGCCTTAAAAGATTGGGACGAAAAGAAAGCAAAACGTAAACATAACGGAGGACCTGAATAATGCCTATTAAATTTAAACCATCACAAACCATTAGAGACAAAGCATCTGGTAAAAATAAAACACAACATTTTTACATGAAGTCTACACCAACCAAAGAACTTGTTGATTACTTTGATAGTTTTAATGCTAAACCTAAACTAAAAGTAAAAGTAAAACGAGAACTTGTACGCAGAGGTTACTACAAAAGCTGATAAATACTTGCATAATAATTGAGGGATTAATATGTGGGATATGATTGAAAGAATGGCGAATGATCGCCTATGGATTTACACAGCATTAGTTGGGTCGCTATTTGGATTAGCGTTTTCAACATATTTTCAAAGCACACGTTTAGGCTTATGGCTATATGCTAAGTTTGACTTGACAATTGACTTCTTAGTTAAACGTTGGGGATGGACTTGGTTACAACAGCCAGAAGATGCATGGCGTAAAAAATATCCACATGTAACCAAAAAAATTGACGAATTAGAAAAACGTCTAAAACATCTTGAGGGGAAAAGATAATGGCAGAAGAAGACAAAAAATCCGTAACTATGGATTCAGCTACAGCTAAAAGTATGGATACAAATGGCGATGGGCATATATCAGCAGAAGAAGCCGCAATGGATCTTGAATTCAAACGTAAACGGTTAGAAGATGCTGATGCTATGCGTGATGCACAACGCAATATGGCATGGTTTGCATTGTTTGGTATGCTACTGTATCCGTTTGCAGTAGTTGTTGCAAGCCTAATTGGATTAGATACTGCTGGTAAAATTTTAGGAGATATGGCTCCTACATACTTTGTATCAGTAGCGGCTATTGTTGCGGCATTCTATGCTAAAGAAGCAGTTGGCGCAAAGAAGTAATCACGTCTGATAAAATGTAATAGTCCATGCGATAAGTATTAATATGGACTATTACACAATCCTTGGTGTTCAAAAAAACGCTTCTCCAGATCAGTTAAAAAAGGCATACAAGAAAGCAAGTATGCAACACCATCCTGATCGAGGAGGCGACGAAGAACAGTTTAAAAAAGTTAATGAAGCATATGCAACATTAAAGGATCCACAAAAAAGAGCGGCATACGACAATCCACAACCAAGAATGGATAGTAATATGTTTAATCAAAACTTTGGAAACTTTAATGATATATTCTCATCTATGTTTGGTGCTGATGTTCGTAGACAGCATGTACGCAATCCTGATGTCAATATTAAAGTTCCAATAAGTCTTAGAGAAGTAATTACAGGTAAGAAAATACTAGCAACTTACAGGCTACGCAACGGACAAGAGCAAACTGTTGATTTAGATATACCTATTGGAGCTAAACATAAAGATACTATAAGATTTAGTGGTTTAGGAGAAAGTAGTTTTCCTGGACCAAGAGGCGATTTGTATGCAGTTGTAGACATTCAAAAAGACTCTGTATTTGAACGCTCAGGTGATAATGTATTACTATCTTTAAAAGTAAATTGTTTAGAACTAATAACAGGATGTAATAAACATATAACAACACTTGAGGGTAGAACAATATCATTAACTATTCCTCAAAATACAAAACACGGATCAACATTTAGTATGAACGGATACGGATTACCAAATATGCATACAAACAGGAGAGGCTCTATGCTTGTACGAATTGAAGCAGAAATACCTCAAACATTAACTGATAAACAAATAAAGAAAATAAGCGAGATAGTAAATGGATCTTAAATTAGTAAAATCACCTAATCCATGGTTAGCTAAAAAAGTTAGCCCGTTTAGTTTTGGATTTTTAAATCCAGTAGAAGTTGAAAAACAAATGATTGAATTGATGATACAAGAAGGCGGAATCGGATTGGCTGCTAACCAAGTAGCATTAGATGCACAAGTTTTTGTAATGAAACCTTACTTATTGGAAGATAAGAGTCCTTTTGCAGTTATAAATCCTGAAGTGCTACAAGTGTCAGAAGAACAAGAAATAATGCCCGAAGGATGTTTAAGCCATCCTAATTTAATAATAAATGTTAAACGTCCTAAAACAATTTTAGTAAAATTTCTTGACATTGAGGCAAATGAGTGTATAATAGAGTTAACAGACATAGATGCTAGGTGCTTTTTACATGAGTATGATCACTTACACGGTATTGAGTTTGTAGATCGAGTAAGCAAACTAAAATTAGATAGAGCAAAGAAAAAATTACAAAAGAGGAAAAAACTTAATGGTTGAACCAAGTAAAGAGTTACAGGTAGTATTTGATAAAAGCATTAGAGATGCTAAAAAACTGCAACACGAGTATGTGACAGTTGAGCATCTATTATTTGCAATGTTATGCTCTGATAATTTCTATAACCTATTAAAAGGATCGGGTGTAGATGTTGATTATCTAAAGTCTAATCTTGAGCATTATTTAAAGAATAATCTACAAGAAATTACAATTGAAACTGTAAAATATAAACCTAAGAAAACAGCATCAGTTGAGCGTGTTTTAAATAGAGCATTTACGCAAACATTATTTGCTGGTAGAAGTCATATTGAACTTAGTGATGTACTAATGAGTATGCTAAGTGAAAAGAAAAGCCATGCTGTTTATTATTGTGATAAAGCAGGTATTGTAAAAGAAGAGTTCGCTGAATACATTAATAGTGAATTTGAAGAACAGTTTGAAGATGAAGAAATGTCTGGAGCAAGTGCAAAAGCTCTAAGACAATTTACAACTAACCTAAACGATCAAGCAAAGCGTAATAAAATTGACCCAATTATCGGACGCAGTGACGAACTTGAAAGTATTGCACTAGCATTAGGGCGTCGACAAAAAAACAATGTTATTTTAGTTGGAGACCCGGGTGTTGGTAAGACTGCTATTGCTGAAGGCATGGCTTACAATATTATTAATGATGCTGTACCAGAATTTCTAAAAGAATATGAAGTATACATGTTAGACATTGGTGCAATGCTTGCAGGTTCAAAATATCGCGGCGACTTTGAAGAACGATTTAAACTTGTATTGTCTGGATTAAAAAGTAAAGGCAAAACAATTATGTTTATTGACGAAGCACATATGATGAATGGTGCAGGTGCAGGCGGTCAAGGTAATTCAAATGATCTTGCTAATATGTTAAAGCCAGCTCTTACTAAAGGAAATATCAAAGTAGTTGCATCAACTACTTGGGACGAATATCGTAAGTACTTTGAAAAAGATCGTGCATTGATGCGTAGATTCCAACGTGTAACCGTTGACGAACCTACAGCAGAAGTTACTAAAGATATTTTACGAGGTATCAAACGCTACTATGAAGACTTTCATAAAACTGTAATTACAGAAGAAGCAATTGACCAAGCTGTGAAACTAAGTGTAAAATATCAAGCTGATAAAAAATTACCTGATAAAGCAATTGACTTAATTGATTTAGCATGTGCTAGATTTAAACTTAACATGGAAACTGATAAAAAAGTTACAGCTAGTAAAATTGAGTTTGAATTAGCAAAACTTGTTAACCTTCCAGCAGAACAAGTTTCTGAAAAAGAGAGTGAAAATTTAGCTAACCTTGAGAAAAATCTCAAGAAGCAAGTATACGGACAAGACGAAGCAATTGACAGTATTGTTGATAAAATTCTTGTTGCTCAAGCTGGTCTAAAACCAGCAGATAAACCTGTAGGTGCATTTGTGTTTATGGGGCCAACGGGTACTGGTAAAACTGAAACTGCCAAACAACTTGCAACAGCACTTGGTGTTGAACTTGTACGCTTTGATATGAGCGAATACCAGGAAAAACATAGTGTTGCTAAACTTATAGGCTCGCCTCCAGGGTATGTAGGACATGAAGAGAGTCAAGGTCAGCTGATTGTAAAATTACAAGAAAATCCTAACTGTGTTTTATTGCTTGATGAAATTGAAAAAGCACATCCGGATGTATCTCAAATCTTATTGCAAGTTATGGACAACGGTAAAGTAACAGGCTCTAATGGTAAAGAAGCAGATGCACGTAACAGCATCTTAATTCTTACAACTAATCTTGGCGCACAAGCCGCTGAGAAGAACACTATTGGATTTGACGAAGACTTTGATCAATCTTCATATGAAGATACAGAATTGAAAAAGTTTTTTGCTCCAGAGTTCCGCAACAGGCTAGACGGTACAATTACATTTGCTAAACTTGGCAAAGAAGTAATGATAAAAATTGTTGGCAAGTTCCTTGTTGAACTTAAAGATATGGTTGTTGATAAAGATGTTAGTATTGAAATATCAGACGAAGCTATTGATGCACTAGTTGAAAAAGGTTTTGACAGTAAAAACGGAGCTCGTCCATTACAGCGTGTTATTGACAAAGAAATTAAACGTCCGTTATCACGAAAGTTATTGTTCGGTGATCTAAAGAACGGTGGAAAACTACATATCGATTTCGTTGATGATAGTTTTACGCTTAGTGTGTTGGAGATTGAAACAGTTGATCACGAATGAATCAAATAAATTATTCTACGGCAAATACTTATATAGACTTGAAATAAACAATCATCTAGCAAGATTTTTTAGAGAGAAAAATCTTCCTCAGGCTAAATCTGTGCTAGATAGTTTACAGGGTCAAATTGATTCAGGTATGTTGGAAAAATTAACAGTCCGTCGTGGCCTGCGCCATATACAAGTACCTTATGATGAATTTATCGATGCTGTAAAACTTTATAGTTCTTTTATAACTGCTGATGATTATAAACTACGTGTATCCTATAGTTTTCTAAATATATATGCTAATAATTTAGATTGGCTTAAAGACATTGCTAACCAAATTAATTCAAATAAAGTATACGGACTATGGAAACCTAATGAAAAATACATAACTTCTTTAAAACAAAAAAATGTAATTTTAGTTAACGAAGGTAACGGGTATCAATATAAAGTTACATTTGGCAATGGGCGAGGAGAAGAATCATTTATAAAATGGGCTGATGCAAACCCTAATTTAATTAAAGTAGGTCCTCGTCTTAAAGAAGAACTAGAAGCTCAAGGATACGTTAACGGTATGTATTTTTATGCAAGAGATGAAAAAACATTGTCATTATGCAACCTAGTTACGTCAAATATTAGGCGCATTGACAAATTACTAGTCAAGTCCGATATTGATAAATAGTTATATGGCACAAAGTGAATTAATATTAGCAAATCAAATGCATCCCGGTGATAGTACCGCACAAACTACATTCGGTGAAAAATTTAAAGGGGACGGGTACTACGGACGTAGTGACGGGCTCCACACCGTACAATACAGTGTAACAGGATTTACAGGCACAGTTGCCGTGCAAGCAACACTTGCAGTTAATCCAGTTGAAGCAGATTGGTTTACAGTCTACACCGAATCACATTTAACTACAACTAAAACGATTGTAGAAAACTTCACAGGAAATTATGTTTGGTTAAGAGCCGCAGTAAGTAGCTGGACTGATGGCTCAGTTGATAGTATATTATTAAATCATTAGGGAAAAGAACATGGAACATTTTATTAGAGTAGTAATGGAAAAGCAGGAAGTACTAAAAGGCTTAAATGAGTCAATATTTCCAACACACGAGGTTTTTGAATCAGAGCAAGGTGCTACTGTAATTCAAATTCCATTACCTAGCGCACTATCAGAAGATCAAGCTGATGCTATGGCTAACAAAGTAGCTGATCATTTTTTTAATGAAGGTTACGACGACTTTGACATTGAAGTAAGTTCAGACGGTGAAATTGACGAAACTGATGAAATCACATACGAAGATGATGACGAGTTTTTTGAAGACTACGGTGTTATGTGGTACAACGAAGATGAAGAAATTGATGAAGCAGAATACCAAGGACGCAAAGTTAAACTAGGCAAGCCAATGGCAGGTGATGTTAAGAAGTTTAAAGTATATGTAAAGAATCCAAAGGGTAATGTAGTTAAAGTTAACTTTGGACAAAAAGGTGTAAAAATCAAAAAAAGCAATCCATCACGTAGACGTTCATTTAGAGCAAGACACAACTGTGATAACCCAGGACCACGTCATAAGGCACGTTACTGGTCATGTAGGAAGTGGTAAATTATGAAAATAGTAGAGATGGGAATCGAAGACAATCAGAATCTTAACTTTGATGTTGTAGATGACGTTTGTGTCTTTATGCGTAATGATCCAATGTTTTATCGTAAGTCGTTTTTTCCAGCGATTAGTCAGATGGCAGAAATGCAAAGATCTGGAAAAACATTAGATAAAAATAAATGTCTTTCAGGAATGATCGAAAATGCATTAAACGCTTATGTAAGAAAATATAATATTGCAGATTTACCCGACGAAGTATTTAATAACGATGACAGACAAAAAATTATTGATCAAATATTTTCTGAAGAATGCGAACTAATAAAGAATGGTGAGTATGCATGAGACTAAGACAACTCTTCGAAGCTCCCCGCACAGCAGTAATGGCCTTTGGTCGAATGAATCCTCCAACTATTGGTCACCAAAAACTTGTAGATAAAATTAAAAGTCTTCCGGGCGATCATTACGTATTTCTTAGCCAATCACAAAAACCTAAAACTGACCCGTTAGCATTTGTAGATAAACTACGCTATGCTAAATTTTTCTTTCCTAACGTAACAGTAGGACATCCAGAAGTTAAAACAATTATACAGGCAATGCAAAAACTAGAAGAACTAGGGTACGAACGTATTATCTATGTTGCAGGTAGTGATAGAGTTGATTCATTTACAAAATTATTAAATCAATACAATGGTCAAGCTGATAAATCAGGCAATATTCCTTACAGCTTTAAATTAATTAAAGTAGTAAGTGCAGGCGAGCGTGATCCGGATGCAGATGGTGCAGAAGGCATGAGTGCAAGTAAAATGAGAGCGGCAGCGGCAGAAGGTGATTTAGAGTCATTTAAGCAAGGGGTTCCGCAACAAGATTTAGCAGACGAAATGTTTGCGGCTGTAAGACAAGGCATGGGCATTAGAGACAAAGAGCCTGAAATGGCAGAAGGTTGGTTCAGCGGTGATCCACTTGAAGCACCTAAATGGTTAACTGATAAAAATAAGGCTATGTGGGAACAAATAAAGCCTACTACTAAAGATAAAAGACTTGTTCTAAATCTAAAGAAAGTGCAAAGATTTATTCAGGCTGGACTCATTGACGAAGCTAATCAAGTAATTGCAAAAGAACTAATGATGATGCAGTCAACTACGGAACGTACACTTACTAAGCCAGAAGAAAAAGAAAAAGAACGTGTTGTAAAAGGTATGAAAAAAGCCAAAGGCAATTTTAAGGATCGTTACGGTAAAGATGCTGAAGCAGTCATGTATGCTACAGCAACAAAATTAGCAAAGAAGAATGCATAATGGATATTGCCGATCTTCAACATCTAGCTGGTATACGTAATAAATTTACAGGATACTCGGAATATAAGATTGAAGAAAATCCAAGCGAGACAGCTGCCGAATTAAAAAAGAAAGAAAAGGCAATGGGTCTAAAGCCAGGAGATAAAGACTGGTTTAAATTATGGTTTTCAAAACCGTATATGAATGGTCCAACACAATTTAGAGGACGTACAAAAAAATGAAAATGTACGAATTATTAGAAGATGGTAGAATTGTTAAAGGTGTAAACACTACACCTGACGTTGATGTTAATTCTATTTCTCGCGAAGCAGGTAAATTTGGAAACAAAGTAGATAAAGACGGAAAGCCGCCAACACTTAGTAAGAAAGTAAAAGGTGCAAGTACTAATGTATTATACAACTTAGGATTAGCCGAAGATGTAATAATGAAAGAAAGTTACAAAGCATGGTTTAAAGATAAGTTTACTCCTGATCCAGAGTATAAAGCATGGAGAAGAATGTATAAACATGATCCTAAAAAAGCAAAATCTACTTTTAGAGATAAACATAAACAGTTTCTAGCAACATACACACAAGCAGGTAATGAAGAAAAATTTACAGATTATGAACTTGCTGTTATGGAAGGTGGTCATAGTTTAGATAACAATGAATTAGAAATAAAAAAACCTGGCAGAATATTTACCGCATTGGACGCACTGAAAAAATGAAAAAGTTAGATATAAGTCAAGCAGAACCGATACGTAAAAAGTTTTGTCCTAGTTGGGAAATTCGTAAGGGAACTTATCTATATAAAAAAGTTGCACTAGACGATTATAATCAAGTGCTACGTTTTTTAATGATGATTGAACAACCACAAATTAAATTAGATCACTTTGCTGACTTTATGAATTTCTATAACGAACTAACTATTGCTATTACCACACACGATGTAAAAGGACTTACACAATTAGATTTTGAACTTGCACTATACATAGACAAAGCCTTAGAGAAAATGGATGCTAGACAACTAGAAGAAAATTTTGCTGATGGTAAGAAAAAAGGCAAAAGCAGACCAGGTAGAGTAAAGAAGTCAGGTGCTAGTTGTAATGGTAGTGTAACATCATTACGCAAACGTGCTAAGAACGCTAGTGGTGAGAAGGCTAAAATGTATCACTGGTGTGCTAATATGAAATCAGGTAAGAAGAAAAAATGACCAAAGAAGAACTAGAACACTACATAGCAAAGTATAAAGAACACGAAGCACGTAGAGCTAGTACTAATGAACGTAATGCATATTGGAGAGAATACAATGAAAGTAAACGAATTAACAAATGAAGTGTTTTCAATAAAAGAAACAACTACTGCTGGAGCAGTTGCATCAGTAGCTAATCCTACAGTAGCTAAAGCTAAACCAAAAAAGAAAAAAGTAAAATCAGTAAATGCATTAGATAGCAATGCTAACTTATTTGGCGGCGGAACAGTAAAACGATAAATACGTTATATAAGTTATTGGAGTAAATTTATGAAAACTAAAGAATTTAGAGAAGGACTTGGCGATTTAGCCGCAAAGGCTGAAATGGATCACGAAGTACAAATGGCCCGTGCTGATCTATATAAAATTGCAAAATACGCAATTCAGTTACACGACATGCTAAAAGGTGTAAGTGAAGCAGAAGGTATTGAAGGTTGGCAACAAGCTAAAATTACAAAAGCCGCAGATTATCTAGGAAGTGTATATCACAATTTAGAATATGATCAAAAATTTGGTAGCGGACAAAGCATGGAAGTTGAACCAACTGTTGCTGAACAAACTTATCGCGAACGATTACAAAGTAAACTAGACGAAAAAAAGTAAGGTAGAACAATGAAAATTTCTACCTTACTAGAATTTGCAATAAATCCACAGGTCGAACAAATGCTCGACGACGGCGTGGCTCGCATATGGGGCGGGCAACTCCAACGTGCCGTTGAAGAGATTGGTAATAGTACAGGCAGTAGAAGACAAGTACATTATTTTGCAAGTAAGGTTGCAGAAATTAGAAACTTAGAATGGATTGTTGTTCGTATACAAGGAAGAGTAACTTACATTACAGCTGAACGTCTTGAAGATAATTCTCCTAAAGAAATACAGTACGGAGACTTGCCTTTACCTAGTAACGAAAAAGCAGAAATTCTTAATGATATTGCAGGTGCCGGACTTCTTCCGCCATACATTGAAAACTTATGGATGGAAGAAGGCGACGAAATACAAAAGGCGGCTGCAGAAATTCAAGATAGATGGAGAGCTGGCAGAGTTGCAAGTAGGGCAGATGATACTGCCACTAGAGTAACTGCTACATCTAATACTGATAGTACGTTTAACGTTGACGATGTAAGAGCCGCAATTGAACGTGGTGAAGAAACATCTGTTGTAAACGACGGTGGCAATATTGAAGTAGTAAGTGATACTTCAAAATTAAATAATCTAGTATCTTTTGCTAGTTCTGGTAAAGGTGGGCTTGCTAATGACTTTGACGAAAAAGATGCAATAAATGAATTGCAAACATTTCTTGTCAGTCTTGGTCTAAACGTTGGTAACAACGGTGTAGACGGACTTTATGGAAGGAAAACTGTTGCCGCAGTTAAGAAGTTCCAAAGTGCAATAAAGGATCTTGCAGTTGATGGAGATGCAGGACCTCGGACTATTCAAGCTATATCAACTGTTGAATCAGACTTGCTCCGTATGCAAGAACTTGTAGATAGACACCTTAGCGAATCTTTTACATATAAAAGTAACTTAGCAAGATTATTAGAAGCAGATTTAACTGATGCTGAAGCCGCAGAGCTACAAGAATTAATCGACAAGTACAAAGATTTTAGTACAGAATTTCCAGGCTTTATGGACGGTGTATATACTAAAGCACAAGAAGCGGCAGCCGGAGTACAAACACTCCCACTAGACAATGATGAAGTAGTCTCTACTGATGGCAACGACGGGGCAGATGCTGAAACTACTGATGACGGTCTTGGCGAAGATCTGAAGATGCCAAAAGTTGGTGATTTATCAACGCCATTAATGACCGATATGCTTAAAGACTTTGATCCAACTCAATATCCAATGGCAGGTGAACCTATTAATATTGAAGATATTGAAATCTTAAAAAACGAAACACAATACGATAAACGTACAGACCCAGATTATCCTTACTCACCAAGTAATATCGTTGAGCCAGAAGTCGACGATTCCCAGGATATAAACACTGATAATACTACTGATAATACTACTGATACTACTACTGATACTACTACTACTAACGGACTAACGATTGTTACTTCGCCTGGTAACGGCGTTGGACAAATTCAAATTAACAGAGCAAGAGAGCTAAGTTATACTATATTGAAAACTTCTGATAATCCACCTAAATTTAGGTATAGAGATCCAGGCGACAATGTATCGTCAACTGTATACGATAATGTACAAGATATGATGACAGATATCGAAAGATTTGCAGAATTGCGTAGACGAGCAGGTACTCTAAAATGAAAACAATACAAATAATATCTGAACAAATACGTAGTGCCGAAAGTTTAGCTAGGGCGTTTACTGAAGAACAGTGGAGAGCTATAGTAGATTACTTTAGAAAAAAACGTAACCTATCTCCGCTTACTGAACTAAAAATCACCCAATTCTTATCAACATGCGGATCAGACATGATCGAGTCAGGTGAAGCATCAAGTCACACTCCTAGTAGCTGGAATAGAGACGCCGCAAGATACGGTGTTGCTGCCGAAGTGTCCGTCCTACCAACATGGAATCAGATATACGAACATTTACTACAAGCTAAAGGTCATCCAACTCCTCCACCAGACTTAGACGTGGGCGGGGCAAATTCTTTTACTAGATATGATGATACACCTGAAACAATTGATGACATTAGAAATCTAGTAACAGATAATACCCTAGATTCTTTTCCTAATTTTGCCACTCAAAATGAAACTGGATATGATCAATCAGGTAGACTTTATCTATCAAAACTTTTGGCGGCTTCGTTTGAAAGAAGAAATGATGCCCAAATAAGTTTCTTTCAAAATGAAACAATAGCTGGCACAGATATGGGCACAAGGCCAATGCAGTCATGGAAAAGAATGACTCAACGATTACAACAAATAGTAACAACTAATGGACAAGTTACTAAAGAAGAAATAGATCTTAATTTCTTCTCCTGGCTTAAAACATGGGATACTGCTTGGCAGAAGCATCAAAGAGATAATCTATGAAGCTAATAAATTTATATCCTGAATTTACTAGCGATCCTTACCTTACTATTCCAATTGACCAACACTTAGTTGAAACATTACCGTTCAAAGACTTTGACAAGGACGGATACGAAGTTCCTACTCCTTTAGAACATTTACATTACGAAGCAAACGGTATTGAACTTAATCGTGACATACAATTTCATATTGCACCAGTGCAAGAATGGTACCATGATGTAGAACAAAGTGAACACGGTCTTGTATTAGATCATTGTATGCTATTAACTCGTTATGCATTTGCAGGCGAGGCAAGAGAACAAATAGAACGTGTTTGTAAAAATCGCCCTATACTACAGAAACTCCTAAATATTCAGCCTAAGTGGGGAATTGATTTTTCACTAGATTATGTAACACATGATATTGTAATGGAAGTTATACATATTGAACAAGACTTTTCCAGTGCTGAAGAAGCATACGATGCAAAAGAACGTTTAGAACAAATCATTAATAGTACCGATTGGTACGATGGTGCAATGCGTTTATATAAACACAAAAATGAATGGGAGAATCTTAGCTCCGACGATCATTCAGATTATAAAGCTCAATTCTTTGGATGGGAACGAGCTTTTGACAATAAAAAAGTATTTTCTACTTGACAATCCTCTAAATAGAGCTTATAATATAACTTAACATTTAACCTAACAGGAGAAATCATATGGGTGACAGAGTCTACGGTGGCGACGAAAAAGCCAAGTTAGAAAAATTAGTTCGCGAAGGCGTAACTGTATTGCAAGAAATTGAAGATCTAAATCAAGGACTAAAAGAAACAGTTAAGGCTGTTGCTGAAGAAATGGATGTAAAGCCTTCTTTAATTAATAAAGCAATTAAAGTTGCTAAGAATCGTGATTGGGATAAGCATTTTGACGAGTTTGATGATTTGGAAACTATTGTTACAACTTTAGGTTACGACAAATAACATGCAAAAAATTAAGGACTTTTGGATTAACAGCTATAAAAGTGACAAAATTGCATTTGCATTTGAACTCATTAGCTTTGTCTTTACAGTAGCCGCTAGTTTGACATTAGCGTTCAATGCTAAAGACCCTAATATGCTAATTATCTATCCTTTCTTTTTTGTAGGATCGGTTACACAATGCTACGCGGCTGTACGCAGAGGCGCGGCATGGGTAATGTTACTAACAGGATATTTTGCTGTTATTAACGTATTTGGATATGGAGTTGCCGCAGGATGGTGGTAAAACCTTATCAATGGTTAGCGTGGCTGAGTACTGTATGTTTGTTAACAGCCGCAACACTAGCCGCTTTTAATGTCTACCCTTTGTATATTTGGGCATTCATTATTAGCAACAGTCTTTGGATACTGGTTGGTATTTTATGGAAAGAAAAAAGCCTTATTGTAATGAACGCAGGACTAACCGTAATTTACGTAGCAGGCTTGTTGTTTTAATAAGTATATATAACGCCAATGGCAATTGCCAGGCATGAAGAAGGTTAAGTTGGCCATAAGCAACGAAGGAGATAAATGAGTTACGTAGACGCACTATTTGATCGCGATTCTGATATAATTAGAATAGTTGAACGCAAAGACGGTAAAAGAGAATACCGCGAATATAACGCAAAATATACATTTTATTATGAAGACCCTAGAGGCAAATACAAAAGTATTTTTGGCGATCCTCTAACACGAGTTGTGTGTAAGAACACAAAAGACTTTCGAAAAGAAGTTGCCATTAACAAAGGCAAGAATTTATTCGAAAGCGACATCAATCCTATCTTCCAATGTTTGAGTGAGAACTATCTTAATCAAGATGCTCCTAAACTAAATATTGCGTTTTTCGATATTGAGACAGACTTCGATCCAGAGCGCGGCTTTGCTGATCCGGCAGATCCGTTTATGCCAATTACATCTATAAGTGTATATTTGCAGTGGATGGAAACAATGGTGTGTTTAGCAGTTCCTCCTAAGACACTTACAATGGAACAAGCCAAAAAAGAACTTGAAGGCATTGACAACGTAATGCTGTTTGAAAAAGAAGGTGACATGATTGACACTTTCTTAACGCTGATTGAAGATGCTGATATTTTGTCAGGTTGGAACAGTGAAGGTTATGATATTCCGTACACAGTAAACAGAACTGCTCGTGTACTAAGCAAAGATGACACAAGACGTTTTTGTTTGTGGGGACAATTGCCCAAGAAACGTGAATATGAAAAGTATGGTAAATCAGCTGTCACCTTTGACCTAATAGGTAGAGTGCATTTAGATAGTTTGGAATTATATCGTAAATACACATATGAAGAACGACACACTTACAGGCTTGATGCTATTGGCGAAATCGAAGTTGGTGAAAACAAAGTCCCTTATGAAGGTACTTTGGACCAGTTGTACAACAATGACTTTAGAAAGTTCATCGAATACAACATACAAGATACCGCACTACTGGACAAGCTGGACAAAAAACTAAGATTTATTGATCTTTCTAACACAGTTGCTCACGAGAATACTGTGATGCTACAGACCACTATGGGTGCTGTTGCTGTCACAGAGCAAGGTATTGTTAACGAAGCACACAATAGAGGATTACAAGTTCCTAATAGACGCAAGCGTGATGACACTGAAAACACACAAGCCGCAGGTGCTTATGTTGCGTTCCCCAAGAAGGGCTTACACAAATGGATTGCTAGTATGGATTTGAACAGTCTGTATCCAAGTGTAATTCGTGCATTAAATATGGACCCGGCAACTATTGTAGGACAAATACGTCCTGAAATTTCAGAAGCTCGTGTAACAGAAGATATGGGTCTAAAAAAGAAGAGCTTTGCAGGCAGTTGGGAAGGTCGTTTTGCAACAGAAGAATACGAAGCAGTTATGGAGCAAAAACGTGATGTTGCACTAACTATTGACTGGGAAGCTGGTGGTAGTGATGTACTAAGTGGTGCTGAAATTTATAAAGTAATTTTTGATAGTAATCAGCCTTGGATGCTTAGTTCAAATGGTACTATCTTTACTACTGAACACGAAGGTGTTATTCCAGGACTGCTAAAGCGTTGGTATGCTGAACGTAAGGACATGCAGAAAATGCTTAAAAAAGCAAAAGATGCAGGGAATGCCGCAGAAATTGAATACTGGGACAAACGCCAGCTAGTTAAGAAAATTAACTTGAACAGTTTGTATGGCGCTATCCTTAATCCAGGCTGTAGATTCTTTGATAAACGTATCGGACAATCAACTACACTTACAGGTAGAACTATTGTTAAGCACATGAGTGCTGAAGTTAATAAGGTTATTACTGGTACATATGATCATGTTGGCGAAGCAATGATATACGGAGACACTGACTCATGCTATTTTAGTGCATATCCAACACTTAAAGCTGATATCGAAAGCGGTAAGATTCCGTGGAGTATTGAAAATGCTATTGCGTTGTATGATCAAGTGTGCGAAGCGGCAAATGAAACATTTCCAGACTTTATGTCTAAGGCTTTTCATTGTCCAAAGAGTCGTTCAGATGTTATTGCGGCAGGTAGAGAAATTGTTGCACAATCAGGCTTGTATATTACTAAGAAACGTTATGCGGCCTTGGTAGTAGACAATGAAGGCTTTAGAACAGACGTTGACGGCAAGCCAGGCAAAGTAAAAGCAATGGGCTTAGATTTGCGTAGGTCAGATACTCCAGTGTTTATGCAACAATTTTTAAGTGAAATACTACTTATGGTGCTTACTGACAAACCTCAAGCGGATGTACTAGAACGTATTACTGTTTTCCGTAAGGAATTTAATGATCGTCCGGGTTGGGAAAAAGGTTCACCTAAACGTGCAAACAAAGTAGGTCACTATCAGCGTCTTGAAGAAAAGCAAGGCAAAGCAAACATGCCAGGGCATGTACGGGCAAGCATCAACTGGAATACACTTAAACGTATGAACGGTGACAAATATTCACAAGAAGTCGTTGACGGTATGAAAGTTATTGTTTGTAAACTAAAACAAAACCCATTAGGCTACACAAGTGTTGCATATCCAACAGACGAATTGCGTATACCTGATTGGTTCAAAGAATTGCCATTTGATGATGCATTAATGGCAGAAACAATTATTGATAACAAACTAGACAACTTGATCGGTGTGCTTAACTATCCACTAGAAGATACTAAGCGTCACAATACGTTTAATAGTTTGTTTGATTTTGGAGGTTAATATGAAAATTAAACTCGAGATAGAACTTGATACTGAAAGAGATAAACAAGAACTTGAAGATTTGATGGATATTATCGAAAGTCTTCGTTACAGAGAAAGTGACGAAGATGAAGATTAATATTTTTGATATTGGTGGAGATATTGTTAAAGATAATGAAACTTATCTCCTTAAAGATAATACAGCTCTTAAAAATTTAGTTGTAAGTAGTACAAAATTGTATGCTCACAGAAGTACAAGAGGCCATCGTCATGCCGGACAAGAAGAAGTTTATATCTTCATAAAAGGTAGCGGTCAAATAGAACTTGATCACGAAATCTTTGATGTAAAGGAAGGCGATACTATTTTAATTAAAGATAATGTATTCCATAAAGTACATAATAATACTGACTTTGGTTTAGAATTTATATGTGTTTTTGACGGGAGGAGAAATCATTGAAAGTAGGATTTACATGTAGTACATTTGACTTGTTACACGCCGGACATGTTCAAATGTTACGTGAAGCAAAAGACCAATGTGATTATTTAATTTGTGGTTTACAAGTTGACCCTAGTGTAGATAGAGCAGAAAAAAATGCTCCTATACAGACTGTAGTAGAGCGTTATACACAACTTAAAGCAGTAGGATATGTAGACGAAATTATTCCTTACGGAACTGAAACTGACTTAGAAGATATTTTAAGTATGTATACAATTAATGTTCGTATACTAGGCGAAGAATATCGAGACAAAGATTTTACTGGTAAAGACATTTGCCGTAAACGTGATATTGAAATATACTTTAACAAACGTGATCACCGTTTTAGTTCAAGTGATCTTAGAGCTCGAGTAGCAGAAAGGAAAAACAATGACTGATGGCCCATTTAAGAACGCATTTGAAGGAGACACTGAAGGTGTTATTCGTAGAGAAATAGTAACTTACCGTCAAAAGAATGGTATGCTAGTTAAAGAAACAGCAACACGTGATTATTATGGCGATAACGATTATAATGATAGTATATCAACTCAACCTTTAGTGGCAAGATGAATAAATTTATATTTGATGTAGACGGAACACTTACACCTAGTCGGCAAGAAATTGACGGCGACTTTGCTGTATTCTTTAGCAACTTCTGTAGCGATAACGATGTATATCTTGTGACAGGTAGTAACAAAGAAAAAACCATAGATCAAATAGGCGAAGAAATATATAGTCTTGCACAACGAGCATATCAATGCAATGGCAATGATGTTTGGCAAGGTGAAAAACATATACGAACAAATGAATGGTCTTTACCAGACTTAGCAAGAACATTTTTAATTAATTGTGAATATGAAAGTCCATTTACTATACGTACAGGTAATCACATTGAAGAACGTCCAGGACTAGTGAACTTTAGTGTTGTTGGACGTAATGCTAATCTTGAAGAACGTGCGAGATATGTAGCTTACGATACGTTTGAAAACGAACGTGCTACAATAGCAAACGCATTTAACACAATGTTTCCAGACTTGTCAGCAACAGTTGGCGGAGAAACAGGTATTGATATTTCACCTAAAGGTGCAGATAAAAGTCAGATCGTAAAAGACTTTGATGAACAAGATAAATTATGGTTTTTTGGTGATGCTATTTACGAAGGCGGCAATGACTATCCGTTAGCAAAAATAGTAAAAAATCATAGGAAAGTCAACGGTTGGCAAATGACTAAAGAATATTTGCAAGTATTACAAGACGAAGGTATTGCACAATGAAAATTTTACTAACAGGTAATAAAGGTTTTATTGGATCTAGGTTAGAACAAACATTAATTATGCAAGGTCATACTGTTCATGGCATTGACATCGAAGCAGGTTGGGATAGAGACAGACTTCATAATTCACAAAACTTGCTAGACTGCGATTTACCTAGCAATATTGATCTAGTTATACACTTAGCAGGTAAAAGCGGTGTACGCGAAAGCCTAAAAGACCCTGCTAGTTACTGGTATAACAACGTAGAAGCAAGTCGTAGATTATTTGAAGAATATGCGGACACACGTATATTGTATGCAAGTAGTTCTAGTGCATACGAGCCTGACTTAAATCCTTATGCGGCATCTAAGTATTGTTTAGAAGAACTTGCAGAACGTTATCCTAATACATTAGGTATGCGTTTCCATACAGTTTATAGTGACAGTTGCCCTAGAGAAAATATGTTCTTTAACAAACTTCTTAATGGAACACTAGAATACGTAACTCCGCATTATAGAGATTTTATACACCTTATTGATGTAATTGACGCTATAAAAATCCTAATAAAAAACACACAAATAAACGGTGTTGTTGATATTGGAACTGGTAATCCAATAAAGATCCAAGACCTTGTACAGGACCTTCCCGTCCGCCTAAATACTCCTGGTGAACGACAATTTACTTGTGCAAATACAGAATTAATGTCATCATTGGGCTTTGAACCTAAATACTCAGTAGAAAAGTTCTTGACAAATAACGAGTTAGACAATATAATATACTTAAACAATGGAGAAACAGTATGAAAGACATCTTACAAGACGTGGTAGCACATACACACGCATTAGGCTTCTTAACTTTAGTTAAGGTATCCAACGAAGACAGCACAGCAATTGATAGTATGGCCGAAGATCGCAGTGTTATCTTAAGTGCAGAAACACACTCACCAGTAGCAGAATTTACAGGTACATTCGGTATGCCTAACTTAGATAAGTTAGCGTTACATTTAAAGAATCCTGAGTATCAAAAAGATGCTAAGATTGAAGTAGTGCAAGCAGAACGCAACGGTGAAACTGTTCCAACACATATTCACTTTGAAAATGCCGCAGGTGACTTTGAAAACGATTATCGCTTTATGAATAAAGCAATTATTGAAGAAAAGTTAAAAACTGTTAAGTTTAAAGGTGCGGCATGGAACGTTGAAGTTACACCTAGTATGGCAAGTATTGCACGTATGAAGTTAATGAGTGCGGCACATACTGAAGAACCAGTATTTAACGTAAAAACTACTGACAATAACTTAGTATTCAGCTTTGGTGATGCAAGCACACACGCAGGCGAGTTTGTATTCCAGCACGGAATTGAAGGTTCGTTGCAACATACATGGAGTTGGCCTGTAGCACAAGTACAAGCAATATTAGGTCTTGACGGTGATAAGACAATGAGCATTAGTGATCAAGGTGCAATGCAAATCACAGTAGACAGCGGTATGGTCAAATACGACTACATCCTGCCAGCACAGAGTAAGTAATATGTGTCCAGCTTGTTATATAAACGGATTGCTATTTTTGATATTTGGAGCATCCGGTGCCGCGTTAGCAAACGAACCTTGGGTTATTGCATTAAGTGTTGTACTAACTATTGTAGGGTTTTGGTGGATGTATAACGCATACAAAAAGAACAAAGGCAAAGGTGGTTGGAAAACAAATCTAAAAACAACTGTAATTTATTTGCTTATCTTTACAGCTGGTTACACTACTGCGGCATATACAACTCACGAGTATTTTAAATCTAAATATGAAATACAATTGGAACAACAATAAATGAAAAAAGACTTAACTGCTGAACAAAAAGATTACGCTAGATTTCTCCCAGCACTTAGTGGCTTTTATGCAACTTATGTAGGTAAGCAACGGTATGACGAGTATGTAGATAAGTCGCGTATTCCTAGCAACTTTACACACGGTGTTGAAAGCCTAAACTATCTCAATAAAAACGAAGGACAATTCCAATATCAATGGACTTTATACTCAGCAGGACACGCTGAACTTGATGTTAATAAACACTCTCCTAAAGAAGATATGGTGCGTAATAGAGATAGAGAAAATAGTTGGCTACTTGGGGACTCAGGTGGTTTCCAAATTGGTAAAGGCGTATGGGAAGGCGACTGGAAAGACCCTAACTGTCCTAAAGCACAAAAGAAACGTGACGGTGTTCTCCGTTGGATGGACGCATACATGGACTATGGAATGATACTTGATATTCCGGCCTGGGTAGCACGTTCACCAGAAGGTGCAAAAGCAACAGGCATTAGTACATATGCCGAAGCAGTTGCCGCAACACGTATTAATAACGACTACTGGATGAAGCACAGAACAGGTGCTTGTAAGTTCTTAAACGTATTGCAAGGTGAGAATCACGCAGACGCAGATGACTGGTACGAACAGATGAAAGATTACTGTGATCCAGTTAAGTATCCTGACAATCATTTTAACGGATGGTCAATGGGTGGACAGAACATGTGCGATGTGCATTTGGTTCTTAAACGTCTAGTTACATTACACTTTGATAACCTATTACAAAAAGGTGTACACGATGTAATGCACTTCTTAGGCACTTCTAAATTAGAGTGGGCTACATTACTAACAGATATTCAACGAGCAGTACGAAAGAATTATAATGAAAACTTTACTATTACTTTTGATTGTGCTAGTCCTTTCCTCGCAACCGCTAATGGACAGATATACATTCAGAATGAGACAGAAGATCGTTCGAAATGGACATATCGAATGGTGCCATCAGTTGACGATAAAAAGTATGCTACAGACAACCGCCTGTTTAAAGAC